ATATTGTGTGGGCTTTGGTGATATTAACCATCATATCCCGCAATATGTCCCAAATACTCGCCCTTAACTTATCTATAAGCCATTCAGGATAGTCCCCGGCTATTTTCAGCTGATACTTTTCCAGCAATTCCGCGAAGATTTCTGCATCTTCTGGTTCCATCTTCTTGGTATTTACTCGGATATTGCGGACCGTGGATTTTATACCTAAATCCCGCAGCAGAAGCTTTGTTACTTCCTTTCTTAGATTTATGGCATTTACATAAAACTCCAGCTGCGACAGTGTTCTTTTTCTGGCTAATACTGCCAACTTACCACCTCCCCTTTTATGCTGTTATCCTGCCCTCCCCATATAAGGGGAGGGCTTTAGGGTTAACGGAGCAGGAAATAGGGGCGGATGCCTCCGCTGGCGGTGGAATAGCTCGCATGGCTGTGGCTCGCGTCGCCGTTGTTGTTGGCATTGGCGAAATAGGACGACGAAACAACCGCCTGCAGCCAGAACCATTTTCTATCTGTGCAATACTTTTTAAACTTAAAGATGGCCAGCTGGCGTTCTTTGTTGCCCACATCATATCCGCTACTTCCCCAAACTGTTCCGCCGTAAATCATTGGCTCAGATGGGATATTGCTGATAACATCTTTCCATTCCCAGTTATTAGCAGCACCTGTGCGACCTGCGCCGCCCATAGCGGCTGCATTTGCATCTATGGAATTGCTTAAAAGTTCTCTATGAGACAATACATGTGTATCTCCAAAAGCTGCCTTGATAGCAGCATCATAAAGTGGAATGGTATCAGTCCACATCTTTGAACCAGTGTAACCGCCTACAGTCGTATTTGTGGCATTCATTGGTACATTGGTCTGAATAACACCGGATGGGAACATAAGGGCGTGATGGTTAGCGCACTCAGTATCACCGCTATGAAGGAAATAATCCAGGTGGGCAACTTCCCACTTCACATTGTAGGTGGTACCGTCCACCGTTATGGCCTTGGTGATATAGTCACCGATATAGATATCATCAAAGGAACCGTCCAGTATCTTGGCAGACATGTCACCGCTTTCAAAATAGCTGGTTAAGTCCTTGCCACGGTAAAGGCCATTGTGCATTGTTGCACTGTGAATCATGTTTGGAACAGGCGCATAAGCTCCGCCAGTTACAGCCTCCTTGATGTCCACGCCGTCAATAATGACTTTCTCGGCGTTGACCTCTTTCCACATTTTTGTGGTGGTTCCTACCTTTCCCTCTTTGTTTGCTCTTGGTACAAAGTTTCTTGTTGCCATTGTTTATCCTCCTTATTCTTTTGGCATAATGTCACCGTTTGTATCACATTCAAAATTAACGCTATAGAGTGGTTCTGCTGTTGGCATAATGCCACCATCCGTATCCACTTCAAAGAAATCTCCTTCGATGGTGTACAATCTCTTGATTGTCCACACCACCGTGCCATCAGTGACGGAATCCCCCAATACCTTGCCAGTTAAATCCAGCAAAGTGCCCCCGGTGGTTCCAGGTGTGGTGCATTCCAGCCGCCAATCAGGGTGTGCGGTGAGCTGAGTATCAAACAAGATTGCTCCCAAATCGTAAGGTGTGAGTGGCTGTCTAAGGCTGGCCGCTCTTGACAGCATCTCGGTACTTACAAGCCCCGCCGGGTCAATCTGTGCCACGATATTGGCCGCGTTTTCCACTGCTATGGTCATAGCATAGGTTGCAGACACTAATACCGCGCTAGTGCTAGGTGGTACCCAATCCGGCACTGTGTCAATAGAAATCATATAGAGAATTTCGCCAACATCAGGATCAAGAGCAAATATTCCCCACTCTCTGGCACTATATCCAGCATTTACTGTGTTGGACAAAATAACGCCTGTTACTGTACATGTGTTATTTTCCTGGGTTATTGAGCTTACCCCAAGGACGCTCTTAACGCTTTGCAGGTCCGTCATGGAGTCAACGGTATCACCGCTTTCCGCTCCATCACCAAGCTTTATCTTGGTAAGTTGCAACTCGCAAAGCCCGGCTGTTACCTTGGCTTGTAGTGCTCGCCCCGCTGCGGTAATAATACCGCCTGACCAATTTGACATTTAAAATCAACCTCCTTGTATTTTATAATCCTTATGGATATATAACCCTGCACCTGTATATACTGGCCCCCTTATACTCTGGTTGCTGGCAGGAACCTGTTCCACTCTGTAGCTCTTATGAGTATGTGGAATGGCTCCCATGTAGTAACCTCCAGCATTGGTCGTGTCGTGAATCTGAGCTGGGCCTACACTGTAGCTTTTGTGAATCATAGGCGCACCGCCCATATATACCGGGCCTGTTATTCTACGGAAAAAACCAACACTGTCCAGCCAGCTTCGGGTGTTCTTTACGGCTTTCACTAGCCGGACAACAGTATCAATGTTTTCCTGGCTGATACCGGGGGCCTCCAGTAAATCAATTTTGAAATGGTACGGTTCCCCGTTATACTCAAACCACTCAGTAACCCGGCCACTTTCAAAGACTGTCTGTACCATTTCCTCTACGGCTGCCTTTGTTCCCTTCTTCATGTGCCAGCGTATGGAATTTTTTACCAGGGCTCGGCGTTTGTCCAGGCTTAGATTTTGGTCGTAAAAATCCACATGCCATTGCCAAGCCAGTAAATCAACCACGGCTTCGGGCAGTTCGTCAATGCGTGAAATGTGCAAAACCTCAATAGTCGCCTTGGTGACTTCCTGTATTTCTTTGTCTAATGCCTGGGCCGCCGCCGCCACCTTTTCATCTTCCAAGATATTAGCTGGCAAAATATCCAGCAGACTCAGGCTTTCCACATTTTTAATCATCTTCTAATCCCTCAAAATTCGCGGTTATGTTGCCTATGGCGGCAACTTGATTATTGGCTATTGTGGTAAATATTGGCTCTGTAATTACCGCCCTTTTTACCCCAGCCATTCTGAGCCGTGCATATAGTTCGGTTGGGTTTATATCCCGCCCTAACTTACTGCACTGCCAAGTAATAAAATCATTCACGGCTTCCTCTGCTGCCTGTTGAATGTTGGCAGCTTCTCCTTCGTTACTTCTGTCTATCCAGTACGAAAGGTCAATGTTATAGCTTACGGCTTCAGGGGCTTCAACTACAACATTGTCGGTCAATGGTCGAACCGTTTCATCTGATAAAGCCGCCAACACTTTGTTCAGTATTTCCGTACCAGGCAATTCGCCACCAGTCAGCAGCGGGTAAACTGCAACCACGCCCGGTTCAGGGCTGTCCACCTTTACATCAATGATTAATGGGCTGACGCTTTTAACAAAATACTCATAGGCTCCAGTTGGCCCCGCTGTGGTAAATTGTTCCGGGGCTTCATGGATGCGTTCCCTGTAGGCATCGTCCGACTCGGTATCACTGCCGCCTTCGCTGGTTGTGGTGTTGGTAACGCTGGCAACAAATGGAACAGGGTCAACCAACAAAATCAATTCACCGGGCGCGTAATTATTGCCAAGGGCTCCCACCTCAGTACATGTTGCCGCCCCGGTTGCGCTGGTTTCACCCGTTTCAATGATTACTTCGCTGTTGGTGGCAAACATTACCCCATCTCCCGCCGTTGCTCTCGTACCTGCAGGAATAATGGTAGCCATTTCCCTGGCTGCCCCAAGGCTGAACTTTAATGTTACAGTTGCAGCGGCTGCCAAAAGTCGGTCGGTTACAACCATGGCTCCGTGATGATCCAGAATATTGCCAGTAGCAAAGGCCAAAAGGTTTTGTTTGGCTTTTTCGTTTATGATAATCCTCTGCTGGATGATAAGAAGCTCGATACCACGAAGGAATAAACGCAAAGGGTCCGCTCTGGCCAGCTTCCGCTGAAGTAAAGCTTCTACTGTTGTAACGATTTCAAGGTCAACTTCGTCCGGGTCAACATCTGCGTCTGCGAAGGTTATATCTGGTAAATTTTTAAGCTCCATTTATCTTAATCCTCACTTTCGGTTTAACAGTGCCCTCTGTTTCCTTTCCTTCGTAGCTTACCGATACTACCTGGGCCCGTGGTTCGTATCGGTTTATTGCTGCCACAATATCCGCCGTCATGGCTGCCTGGGCCGCAGCTATAGGTAGGTCTACTACGGACGCATTAAGCCCAAATTCTCTATCCATAGGTACGGACTTTTTTAGAGTGGTTAATATGGTGCGCACATTCTGGGCTATTTCCTCCAGTTCGCTGCCTGGTGAAAAATTAATTTCTCCAAGCTCTGCCGTTATATCTATGATTCTCATTCTGAACCCCCGCCTTCTTCGCCTTCCTTATCCTCTTTGTTGATTACAGGGATATATTCCTTAAGGGTTACATCTATTTGTGTGGTAACAACCCGCCCGTTATTGTCAACAACATCCACGGATTCGCTGACACTTTCAATTATCCAAGGGTTTTCCCCAACAGTTTGGTTGTTTAAAACGAAGTAGTTGGCCTCGCCTTTTTCGCATATTTCCCGCACCTTTTTGGTTTCATCCTGTGGATTAAGTCCCCACGCTGCTGAAAACTGCATTGTGAAGCTAATTTCTTCAATATCGGGCCCTATAAATTCAAGGACTGGCTTGCTGCCAATAACTTCATGGCTGCCATAACGGGCTTTTGTCGCTCTTTTTAACCCCTTGAAGGTTCTTATTTTTTGACTGGAGACCTCAAAAACAATGGGCCCCAGTGAGCCAATTTCTGACTTTTGCATATCTCTGACAGATTGCATAAATTCGTCATAAATCGCCGATGCTGCTGGCAAAAATGACATCGTTTCAACCTCCTATAAATACATTTCCGCTGCCCGTTGTGTGGCTTCCCGGCTGTCCGCAATCCTGGCAGGTTGTCCCGTCCCCTATCCGAATAGCCGCCCGGCCATTAATAAATACCGTTGAACTTCCCCCGGTGGTGATGAATGTACCGCCGTGGGGACAGTTGCATGGCCCTGTATCGCTCTTTCTATGTGCTCCAAGGTTATTGATATACACATCAGGGGAAACAGTCCCGTTTGTTCCCGTTCTGCTATGTGGGCAGCATGGCAACCCCATATCGCAAATACCAACCTCTTGGTCTCCAAGTCTTGCCGCTGCTGGCATTGTGACACCTCCCTTGTGCCCGATTTGGGTACTTATTAATTAAGGTCAATTCTTGCGCCGTTTATAGTAATGTTCCCCACAACATTTATTTTTAAGGAGTTTGTTTCGCGGTTGTATTCAAAATATGAACCATCGGAAAAATCAAGGCGCATAATATCTGGATTTGCCACTTGTGGCGGCTGTTTTTGGGTGAAATAGCTCCCCAAAATCCACCCAGTTGAAAAATTTGTGTCATTATTGGCAAAGATACAAAGCACTTGATCACCTATATCAGGCACCCAATAATCTTTATTTTTCCCGCTGAAACGATGGACAATATGCAGCTTTGGGCTGGTGGTTTCATCCTTGTCGTCAAAAACAACTCTGGCCATACCCTCGCTAGGGAAAACCGCCGAAACTGTTCCGGTCCGTACCATTCCCCGCAGGGCTCTTTCTACATCAGTAGCCATCTATTACCCTCCTAAGCTCTATTTTGGTAGTATAGCCGCCTGTACCAACATCATGGGTGGACTGCTTAATTAAATATTTTCCGTCATATTTGTGGAACCCGGAAAGCTCCACAGTATTGCTGGCAAGCAGCGCAAAATTTCCAATCATGGTAAGGGACGCCGATGTTTCCTCCAGATTCTTCTCATGCAGCTTTTTCTTGGCCAGTTTTTCCGCCTCTTCCACGCTGTCCACCTTCTGGTTAATCTGCAAGATTTGCCCCTCCTTGCGGTTCGGGTCCGTGAAGGTAAACTCTATCATCTTATCCTTCTGGCTATGCTTATATTTCACATGACAGGCCTTATAAATATTGTGAATTGTGGTCTTGCAATCAAAGGATATGAGGCTCTGCTGCTTCTTTTTGATAGTCATAACCGGATCAGCTTTCTCGTACTCAGCAATATCAAAAATAACCACTGTGTTGTCAGTTACCTTTAAAGCCAGCCCTGCATCCTTGCAGAGTTTCTGGAGGAAGGAAAGGTCGGTCTGTTCTGACTGTTCGGCGCGTTCCAGAACTGGGTCGTCCTTGGCGTCAAAATGTTGCTCCATATTTGCGCCCTCTGCCACATCCTTAAGTATCTGAGACAGTTTTGCCTTTTCCCATGCCCGGGTTTTCTCAATGCCTCTAAGGTTTGAGGCGGTCGGTATTGAAATAAGTTTGATTTTGGCTTCATTGGGTGGTCCGCTGTTTGTGATTTCATCAACCTCGAATTTACCAAGTGGCAAATCCTGGGCTTGTTCGTCGCCGTTCCAGTTGTCCATGTGCAGGGTTATATCCATCATGGCCCCACGGTCCGGCAGCCAGTCACCCTGCCAAAGTTCCTCCCTGTCCTGCAAGGTTATTTCTGCGCTGTCAGCTTCGTCACTCATAACCTCCCTGACGCTAAAGGATTTGAAAAAGGCCGCTATATCCGTCGAAATGTCTTTGCTATCATACTGACATTTGATTGACACCCTCCGGGCTTTTATTGTTTTCTCTTCCATGGCGGTAAATTCTCCACTTTGGTTTTTTCAGTGATTGTCGGAATGGATAAAGTGACACCCGCCGAAAATATGGCGGTGTCACAATAATCCTTATTTTCGTTGATCAGTAAACTGACATATTTACACGACCCCAGCTGTTCAAAGGCTATCAGGTCCCATGTGTCCCCCATTCTAGTTATGTATTTACTGCTCATAAGCCAGCCGCCCCCTTTCGCGGTTGTATTGCTCCATCTGCTCCATAAAGGTGCGCTGAACTGTCTGCCCTGCCCTCTCTACGGCCTTTCTGATTTCATTCGGCTCATGGTCACCGTTGAAATGCAAGGTTATAGAAATAGGTGGGGCGTTCATGGCGGCAGGTTGCTCCACATATTGAGCTGGATGAGGGGCAAAGGAACCAAGTCGGAGTGTTTCTGCAGGTGAACCGTTTGAAGTATTGGCAACTCCACCGATTCCCAATATTTCCCCGGCTTTTCTCCAGAGTCCGATAGCTCTCGGAGAACCGTCCAACGGTATAGCCGCCTCTGGGCTATCTTCTGCGAAGGTCGTCAGGAAAGCACCTTTTCGATATATGCCGCCCTTGGCATTGTGGGCCACTTCGTCGCCTCCGCCGCCACTAAGCCCTGGCAAGAGGCTGGCCACGCCCTTGATAGAGTTAACGATTCCATTAAGCATTGTTTCAATGCCGCCCAGAACGCCGGAAGCTATATTTTTAAGGGTATTAAATGCGTTGCTGAATATGTTGGTTATTCCTTCCCATGCCATTGTCCAGTTCCCGGTAAATACGCCCGTAATAAACTGAATAACACCCGTAAGGAGTCCAATAATTCCGCTGATTACAGCGGCGGCCACATTGATAAGTGCAGTCAAACAACCAACTGCAATATTGGAGGAAACAACAAAGGCAGTTACCAGAACACCACCCAAAATCTCAGCTATAAACAAAAGCGCGTCGCCAATCATACCAAGAACACCGCTGTTGTCCGAAAATGCTGCACAAATTTGGTTAAATGCTCCCATTACTGTGTTGCCAATATTTGCAAATGCAGGACCTACAGAGCTAATCATTATGCTAAAGGCTTCCTGCAATTTTGCGATAGCTGGCTGGATCATGGCCCCAGCGTTGACAAACGCTGCCTGAATTTGTGCCCATAACCCCATAAAGAACGGCCCCACCAGCTCCCAGTTGGAGTAAATGAGATAAGCCGCCCCGGCTATGGCCATAATGGCAATACCCAGAGGGGAGAACATGGCGGCCAAACTTGCCCGTCCTATGCCCATGATAGCTGTACCAAGAGCTTTAAAGCCGTTGGTTGCGGCTTGCAATGCCCCGGCTATGGAAAAGTTTCTGGCCATATTCATAACGGCCCGGCCAGCGTTTCCCGCCTGGGTTGCTATATTGCTTGCGGTTGACGCAATTGTCTGG